GATCAATACTACTGTCATTAACATAATAAAGTTCAGGATATGCTTTAATCATTTTTTCCACTACATTGCGTTTCATTAACCAAAAACCTGTACTAGCATCTAAAACTTCAACAGCCCCTAAATCCACTCTTACTTGTTGTTTTTGTTGGTCAGCAAATTTTAAGTTAATTGCGTAATCAACAGGAAGAGTTTTCTTAGGGTATGCTCCCGTAATTAAGTCTTTATCCATCGCAATCATTCTAATAACAGCTTCAGGATCAAATTCAATATCTGCGTCAATAAACATTAAGTGAGTACATTCTTTGGCTTCTAAAAACATTGCGTTTAGAATATTTCTAGCACGCGGTACTAAACTTTCGTTTCTTAAAGTAGTAATTCTAAAATTAACGTTGTATTTAATTAATTCTTGAGTAAGTCTAAACATACTCAAAAAATACTGGTCTGTAACAAGACCTCCATAACAAGGGGTAGCAAAGAAAACATTATTTTTTCTTACTACTTCCATATCAATAACTACTTGGTCACCCTCTACTTTTCTGAAGGCTCCTCCTGGGTGAGCTTGCGTTACTTTGATCGGTGCAACATTAGGGGAGGTTGGCGCCTCCCCTATTTGTTGAGCCTGATCAGTAGTTTTCACTAACTCATTAAGCTTATATTTTTTCATTTAGTCTAAGTCCTCGGCGTTTTCTTGAGGAACAAACTCATCACTAGTAGTTGATGCAAATAGCGCAGTATTTTCTAGCATCCATTTCTTTTGATCGTCATAGGTTTGTCGTTTAAAAATTCTGTGAAGATCAAAAAGATCTGCTTTCTGTTCTTCTTCAGTTAGCTCTGTGCTTGCTCGAGCTGGGAGACAGGTATATTTTACGTTTTGAGGAAGCGGTCCTGTTTTTTCCTTTTTAACTGTAATGTCATACCCTGTTTTAGGATCGGCTGGATTTCCGTATTCTTTGTTTCCGGCAAAATCGACAATTTGTCGATAGATAGTACTTTTAAGGTCAAAAATTTTAATTTGACCGTCACGCCTGTCTATTACATTACAGATATACGCAAATTGAGGTTTATCACTAAAAACATCAGGTGGTAACTCTTTAAAAGGGTCTTCGTTAGAATCAATGAATTTTTCTTGCTCTCGAACAAAACGTAAACACTCTACAGGCATTCGTTTTCCTTCGGTAGTAGTAATCCAGTAGACATATCGGGGCATTACTTCTCCGATTAATCTAATTTTTGTGTCGCCAATTGGAAGGCTAAGTCGTTGAATCTCACGGCGTTCTCCTCCTCCTTGTTGAGGTACTTTAGCTTTGTCCCAAGCTATCATAGTATTTCTCCTATTTTTCTAAAGTGAATTCCAATATATCTGGTCGTTCTTTGACGAATGTATTTTTCCAATGTGCGGAAGATACATAGTTCTTTGGAATGTAGTGGTTGTGGTTAGCAATTGAACGCTTGCTTAGTATGTATAGATATTCCACTTTTAATACTGGATTTACAGTTGAAGTTAAAAAGCTTTTATTTTTAAAATAGCTTTGTATATCTTTACATTTGTAATTGTTAATAATCAGATGATTTTTTAACGATTTTAATTGTTTAGTGCGAAAAAGGCGGAAATTAATTTTATTAATATAAAGTTTTTTTATTAAGTGATTTCCCGACTTTGCAATAATATTATTATATCCCATTGTAAGACCATATGTCAATATTAAGATTGATTCGGGTTCCCCATTACTTTGTGCCCATAGTTCTGTCCAATTAAAATAGTACATTTCTCCTAAGGTATTCTATAGCTACCCTTGATTACACGTTCTGCAAATAATGCTGCATTAATTGCGCCGTGTTTTCCTATCGACATACATGCAACAGGTACACCTTTAGGCATTTGTGATATGCTTAATAAACTATCTAATCCTAATAAGTCAGACTTCATTGGAACACCTATTACTGGTAAAGTCGTATATGCTGCAACTACTCCAGGTAGTGCAGCAGACATGCCTGCGGCTGCGATAATTACTTTCATTCCCTTGCTAATCGCACCAGTAGTCCATTCTCTTACTTTTTCCGGTGTTCTATGTGCAGACGCAACAATAGTCTCATTTGTAATATTTAATTCATCTAACTTATCTGAACAATGCGTCATCATTTCCAGATCAGACGCACTACCCATTATTATTCCAACTTCGCTCATCGTTTTTACCCTTTCTATTATATAAAATTTTTACATCCATGCTCCTTGAATAAGTTCTGGATTTGATAACTTAACAAAAAGTAGTATCGCTAATGCAGACCCCAAAAGTGCAATTACCAACCATAGTATATCATCAAACATCGATTTTTACTCCTCTTCTATAATATAATCTTCCATTACTGGATTTGCTAACAACTTTTTACATAAACCCTCAACGTCTGTATCATCACTACACTCTATAAAATGACATTGACCAGAACGTATCTCTATAATTTCTCCTAAATCAAAAGTATTACACACATTTCTTATTGCTTCACCTTGATTATCCTTAATAGATTTACGAAGAAATGTTATTACCCTAACTTTTTTCATGAAACATCACAGCTCCTAGAGCAGTTGCTGTACAGCAGCCTACTGTTTTACTAAGTTCGTTAAATCTTACAGTTATTTTACCTACTTTTAGATTCTCTAACCAGTTCTTAGCACTTTTAAATGAGTCAAAACCCATTACGAAAGTTCCCACTATTCCACACTTTTTTGTTTTTTCAGCGTGAAAGTAGTATTTATCTTTAAGATGAACATACCATATTTTATTGTATTTGTAAAGGTGTCCAATAACTACATCGTTTTTTTCATAAATAGGTCTGACTCCTTTTACTAACTCTTCTTCTGAGTACCAAGAATAATTTGGGAGTTTGAGGTAAAAATTCATGATGTTGGCATCTGAAATAAAGGAGTTACCCAGTCAGGACAAGTAAAACGAGCAAATACCACCCACCCAAAAACGTTAGGAACAAAGCGGAAGCTTTTTTCGTAGGATTTAGTTTTTTCCATAGAAGTTCCTGTTGTTAAAACATCATCTACAATAAGTATAGGGTCTTTAGGATTTTGTGTAGCATGATTATTTAAAATGCAGGCTAGTTTTGTTCCTCCTGTTGGAATTCCTACGCACTTAAAGAACGATCGGTGTTCGTAACTTATTATCATTTTAGCAATGCATTCCCATTCTGGGTCTGATAAAGCATCCATTTCGATTTTCCAAGTTAATGGTAAGCCAGCGTGAGATGTAAAGTTTATTGATTGAAATAGGTCTGTCATATTGTAAATTCTTTCTCTCGATACCATTTTAATCGGTTCATTTGTTGATTATGGACTATGGCCCCATTAAACTGAAAATCTCTAATTACTGGATGTTTTTTTTCGGGATGTTGTCGTAATATTCTCCCGATTCGTTGTTCTAATTTAATGGGATTATTGCTTGGGCAGGTTAAGTAAAGTGTATCTAAACGATGACAACTAATTCCTTCATCAAAGATTTTAGTTGATAAGATAGCTTTATATTTTGTTCCTGCATTTTGAAGTATATCCTTTCTTTGTTCCTCTTTTGTTTCTCCAATTAAAAGCGCGCTTTTATTAATAAGCGTGTGTAATTTTTTCAACATCCCTACCCTATCTGATAAAATTAGGGGGCACCTTCCGTTGGCGATATCTCGGTTAGCAATTTCGCTAATTAAATTAATATATTCTGTTAGCTCTCCTAATTTAGTTAGTTGTTTACCCCAATCTTTTTTTGGATCAAATACTGTAAATGGAATGTCTGTTATTACAAACTTTACGCTTGGATTTTCTTTTTTATTAGGATCTTCGGCATAAATTTTAAAAGGAGTAAAATAGTCAGATAGAACAAGATGTTTGCCGTCTTTTCTTTTAGGAGTTGCTGTGATTGCAATTTTTATTTTACAATTAATGTTATTAAGGGCAGTAGAAAACATTTCTGCTGGACATAAGTGCGCTTCATCTACTATAACCATACTAAAAGTGTTATTTAAATAAGGTAAGTTATTGTACACGCT